ATCTATTACTCCATAATCAAAATTATTGAATAAACACTCCATTGAGACAAACATCTCTCCGGCAGTAATACTTTCAATAAGTGAGTCAACCCGTGCTACAAGCTCAGGATCACTCCACCTTTTATATATAACGGATGCTACTAGCAGATGAAATAGCTCGGGGAGCTGAAAACTTTCATCGGCCTGAGTCTCAGATATATCCGCAATCAACTTTAATTCGTCATCAACCGCCCAAGTATCAATGATACTACCTACAATCTTGGTCTCATCATGTCCCAGATTAGATGGTTTATAGGTGGGGGTATCTCGTGCAGCCCATACTGGTCCCGGCAAGAATATATCGTCATTCTTATTCCAGACAGTGGAAACCAATATAGAGTAGACAGAATGTATATTGGCATCTGCCCCGACCTTTTTAGCTACTGCGGTGGAAATAGCTTCCGGGATTTCGGCGTTTAGACCTGCAATTACTTTATCTACTGTATTAGCTGCTTCCATCATAAAGGCCACTGACGCCTCGGATTCAATCCGATGTTGGAGCCCGGCCTTTACTTCCGCTGGATATACGTCTATTAGATTTGTCATTATTCACTCTCCGTTTTATTTACATAAAAAGAAACCCTAAGGTTCCGTATCTCATCAACCGTAAAGGTCTTCTGATCGAGATACTCCAGGGCCTCCTCTACCCAGGCGTCAAATTCTGCATGTACCGCATTGTTCGGTATTCGAGCACTAGTGGCTATTGCAGCTTCAGATATATCATTGTCCATAGTTAAATTACACAAAATCTCGAATTTCAATCGTTCTAGGTCTGAGAACTGTGCCGCATTTAAACTGCGTAGCTGTTTTTTATCTAAAGATTTAAGTAGTTGGGGATTAACAAATGAGGAGATAATCTCTTGGGCCTTTTTAGCCCACATCTCAACCGCCGCCTTATTTTTCGGCTTAAATGTCTTCTTCTGTCTCGGAGCCGAGTCTTTCGTATTCTTAGGTCTACCAGGAGAGCCGGACTTATTAGGCCCCGCTGGACGACCCATCTTCATTTGATTCTCTTTCATTTTCAGGGCAGATTCTTCCCCGCCCTTCTTCGGATCAAGTTCTAGGCCAACCTCAGACGGTGCAGAAACTCCCGATTGCAAGGCAATCTTCTTCAGACCATGCTGCTTGTCTACTTCGTGATATGGACTTACTTTCTCCACGCCAGAACCCTCCCTCTTCTTATTTTCAGCTGTAATTCTACGGCTCTCGATAGCAGGATTAGCCTTAAGATGACGTTGAACGAATTCATCACTGATGATGTTCCGATCAGCCATATTCATTAATAAAGTAGCTACAGAGGAGGGGTCATCCAGATACATGAAGTCAAATTCAATGTGGGCAGGCAGCCTAAATCCCATTGCTTTTTGAACCAACTCAAGCTGTTCAGCCCAGAACTCTACAATGATGTTACGTACGTAGTTAAGGCGTTCAGTTAGGGTTTTTAGAGAAATGAAATTATTGGTTGTCCCCGCCGCTCCAAATGTTCCTGTAAGGGTAGGGGGAATTCCTAGAGTGGCGTAGATAGCCATTAGCGTTGGCAGATATTTCTCTTCACCCAGGAAGCTCCCCACATCACTGCTCGTCTCAATCAGTTCAATGTCCGGACCCCACACAATATCCATAGTTCCGCCACCAACATTGGTCCCAAGCATATTACTTAGGGTTGTGGAGGCCGTTGGAGATGGCATAAGTTTATATTCAAAACTACCGATCTTCCATACACGGATCTTAGAGATAGCCCCATCAAGAGCCGCCTTATCTGCTAACTGTAGACGCTGATAAAGGTTAAGTGGCTCAAAGGCTGAGTAGGTCATTGGATCGGCCCAGGTTTGCCAATCATCTTTTTTGTAATGATAAAGATAGGTCTTGTCTTTAGGCAACATAATATTTTTGTTGTCTGTGACAGCTTTAATAATATCCGGAGAGATATCGTCCAGGACACTTTTAACCACCGGGTCTTTACTCGCTATTAGCCGTCTAATTTCCTCCTTCAAATAATGAGGGATCTGTAAAGACAGTTGCTTTCGCTTAGATAAAGTAGCTAAAGAACCACCAACAGGCTCGACCAATAACGGGTCCAGGAAATTATATCTCCACGGGATTTCCGCCTTATTAAATCGAATAGTATCCTTGGTTGATGATAGGTCCGCCGTTCCCACGGCCTTCTGCATCTCTAGTCTTTTGGTTTTATTCACCTTAGCAGTGAACATACGTAGAGGAACATTAGCTTCTCTAAATAGTAAATGACCTAGACGCTCCGACACAAACTTCCCACCTACCTGTCTAAACCAACTGTTATAGAAAGCTTCTACACGAGGATTGGGGTGAACTATACGAACTCCTTGACAGGCGAAATCGCCCATAAGATCAATAGCATTATGAATTATTCCTACTCTACGATATACAAATCGAGCGTATGAGATGATATCTTTCGGCTTAACAGGAGCGGCCTGATCTGATCTAAACCAATCAAAGTCGGCTGATCTTAGCCCCGGTCTACCGTCAGCGTATGAGGTTACACCTTCGAAATTTCTACGGTAGTTGGCAGTGGCGTATTCAGATTCTTCTAACGCCTGACTATATGTGGCGATAGCTTTGGTTCGTTCTTTGTCAGTATCCCAGCTTACATAGGCTGGACCTTCTCCCAATGCTTTCCGATTATCATCTTCACTCTTAGGATATCGTGTTTTTGAATTACTCATAGATTAGCTCTTTTAAAAAAGACATATGCAATACCTATTGTATCTACACCAATACCTATTAACTTTTACGGACGATACCCACACAATTCGGAGAATATCCCGCAAAATCTTCAGAACCCGTAAACATGGGCTTGTTTGGGTCTATTTTAGCTAATTGTTCTGCGGCTGCTACTCGGCCAATAGAAATATAGGGAGGGGCCGTTATTTCCCGCTCCATAGAGCGAGCCATCATATTACCGATAACAAGGGCACTATAACGGTCTTTTCTCATGCGACCCTTTTTGCCTGTATCTAGCTTAATTTCCGGGGTATCAAACTTCTCTCTACCGCTAGGGGTACGGGTGACAGCAATTGTAGATAGTTCTGTCTTTAGTTCCTCGATCTCTATAACGCAATCCTCTAGAGTGTCATAGAGCTTAAGGGCTGCTGAATTCTTACCTAAACGACTACTCAATTCATTAAAGAAAATCTTGTCCTGTTCAGTCACCAAAGATAAGCTTATGTTATCAAATCGAGGGAATAAAAGAACCTTATCTTCCATATCTTTTCGTAGACCGTGATTAGCGTTTGATGTCCATTCTGCACTTGCGAACTGAATAAATTCCAGTATATGGTCGCCCGGAAGCTGATCTGTGTCTGCTTCTTTTTTCTCATCTATAACCGGTAAGATTGCTCTCTCGCCCGGCATTATCTTATCCTTATCTCTTAGACCTTCCGCAATAGCGTAGCCTCCACCCTGAGAGTCTATACCTATTCTCACACAAGGAAATAAACGATAGAGATCCCGGATCTTACGAACACAAAAGCTATAGTAGTCATCAGAGTCAGTTAGCTGCATCCTTTTGCGGTCTGAGAAGTCCTTCTTATTTGTGGTCCAAACATATACACAGCGGTGGTGCTCTGCATGCAGTTCGATTATCACCAGGGCGAAATTGTCGTTCTCTGACGCTGGATCAATGCTGAAAACATATTGCTTCCCGGCCCTGCCACGTGTTAGTACATCAAACGGGTCTTCACACCATGCGGGCCAACCGGGCCTCTTTACATTTTTATCAGATGCAGTACACCCCTCTATTAGTGTGCGTTTAAAAAAGCCTTGAGAGTCTTTAGCAAAACAGTTATGGACTGTTGCATTTAAAGTAGAATAAGAGTTGTCCTCCTCAACTTCAAGATTATATACCCACCCATGATAATTTTCTACTCTAGAACTTAGAATAGGACAAAGAGACTTGTGTCCATCATTAATTAAATTTTGCTTGATACCTAATTCCGGAATGGATTTATTATAAATAGTAGCTAAAAATTTACGATAGTTCTGCCCTGTAATATTTAACTTAAAATCATTACCCTGACTACCGTTCATTAAAGAGGAAGAAATATTAAAATAAGATAAACCGATACGAAATTGATTCAATAAGGATTGATTAACACAGTGTCCAAATGCACCTGATTTTCTGATGTGTCCATCGCCATTCCAGTATCCTTCAATTACTCCACGTAAAAATTCCTGATTTGAGAATAAAATATTATGATTAATAATCTTAGTATTAGACAGGCCAGGGCAAATAGATTTCATAATATCTGCAACTAGTTTACTGTTAACACAAACTACTACAGTATTTTTTTGCTTTATATAGCTTTTACCTTGAAAACCAAATACTGTCTCTAGAGACTGCAATAGCTGTTTTTGATATTCAGTATCCTTATGTTCATCTAAAGCAAACTCAACCTGTTTACCTCTTGAACCAATACTGCCTTCGGCGGCATAATAACCGATAATAAGTCCAAAGTTATAGTTTAACTTAAGAGTGGTAGGAATGCTATTCTTAGGGACAATACTATTATTTTGTATATAGGATATAGACGATTGACCCATACCTAGCTCTTGGGCTAATTCCTGTTGACTCATATTATAAGGATTGAGCCGGATATATCTTTGAGTGGCAATGCCCACACTAGATTTATTACCACGAGGATAATATCTTGTTTTATTTAAAGTCTCTAATATATCATTACAATATAAGGAGGTGTCTATCTCTGTTTGCCCAGATAGATCGTGTAAGTTAACCAGACTAGTTTTTTCAATACCCTCTCCAATATTTCTAAAGATATCATCTTTAATCCAGAATGGATGGTTTGGAGTGGTTCCAATAAATTGATTATAGCCTACTGTTTTATAATTAATTAATCGGTCGTTATATTTTCTTTTTAATACTTTGGTAACTTTTCTCCACCTACCCTTATGAGTTAATACCAGATCACCTACGGAGACCTCACATATTTTTTTAATACCCTTGTCTGTGGTAATAAGAGTATTAGGCTTTTTGCATGCTCCATATTCCATAAGATAAATGCCACTATGCATAGTAGCACGAGATCTTGACACTTGTTGATCATCCATAAACCCTTCAGGAATTAGAGAATAGGGAATTCTAATAACGGTGAACTGTTCACTATTTAAATGCTCCATATACTCCGGCAATTCATCCTCACCCCCATCCAGTCCAGCATGTGCCGAAGAAATATTCTCCCCGTGATAGCCACCACTCTTAATCATCTTTTTGTATACTTTCCAGTAGCCAGCATAAGGTTCAAAGTCATAGCCTGCGGTTCCCGAAAGAATAGACTGGTTTTGATGACGACCCTTGTAAACCTCTTCTTGCTGCTCAGACCATACATCGTCCTTCTGCATAGCCTTACGTTTTGCCGCCTCTCTAACATTATCAGCAGGATCTTTAGCGACCGATGCAAAACCAGCCACCACTTTTTCATAGATTTCAACAGGAATAGAGTTAAACTCATCGGCAATAATAATATGAGCACGAAGACCACGAATCTTTTGACCATCTCCGAGCGGAATAGCAATAGCCCAACTATCATTCACCTTCATAGTACAACGATCCACATCACGACGCGGGCCGCTAGAATCACTGCAAAGACTACGGAAGAGAGGAGCATCTCGCCACAGGACATCCATATATTCAAAGATAACCTTGGACTGACGGAAGGCAGCACCTACGAGCACAACTTTAGATCCCGGCTCAAGTAGGCATTTAAGCATAGCATAGATTGCTAATAGAAAAGATTTACCAAAACCACGAGAAGCAATATACATAGGAAAGGCTCTATTCCACAGCTCTTGTAGAATAACGCATTGCTCGGGTAATAGGTCTATATTAAGGAGACTCTTGACCGTCCAGTAAACGTACGTAGGATTACGCATAATCCGTAGTACATGTAGATGATAGTTCTCTTTTTCCCAATCACTTAAGTCATGAAGGGGGTTTGTTATTTTAGCTTCAGCTAAATCATTATTAGATACCCGCAGATAGGCATGATCATAGCTCTCAACATCATAGGTATACTTCATAAGCCTTCTTCATTATCTCATAAGCGACCTTCTCGGCCTTAACAGCATCTCCGCAAGCTATAACGAAAATACCCATTTCTTCAGCGTCATGAACTACACTCTTAATTAGCTTAATGGGAATCTTAGGGGTTCCTGCCTCGTGTAACATCTTCTTCCTGGCCCAGTTAGGTACAGTGGCCGAATGAGGATAATTATCTATATCTTCCCATGTAAATTCAAACAAAAGATAGGAATGCTTAAACTTGGACATGCGTGCCATACAGGCTTTCCATCGTTTTTCAATACAATTACGAGCAAACTCCTGTACAGTTTCTTTACGCTCAATACATAGTATATCCTTCTCTAGACCCTCAAGACTATAATCGCCTGTATCTAGTTTCTTACGGAGAGTGCCAGCACAAAGGGAGTCTTCGTCAAAAGACCACCCTTTGGCTGACTTTTCTCGTGTATCTCTAATAACTGTGAATTTGAACTTGTTCATTTTCAGGCGTTCGTAAAAACTCATATTTTAGATACTCAGACGGTACTCCACCTGTCTCTTGCCAATATTTCTCTGAGGGTGGTCCCCAATCAGCATTAGACATCCACCAGTTTTCACCATCAAAATAAGAATAATAAGAACCCGTAGCAGAAATCTCATACATACCCGGCTCTGTGATATCCGCTTTTTTTTGTATTCCATCATTATAATTAGTGCTATAACCAGCAGCATTTTTTACTTCGCCGACTTCTGTTACAGTACCAGTTGCAATCTCTTTAACAGCATGAGGAGGTCCACGGAAATCACACATTATTTAGACGCTCCCAGACAAGGATTGATATCACCAATCAAGAAGCTGTACTTCTTCGAATCCTTAGTACGAGCCTTCTTAGCTGTGGTAAGAGCATGCTCTGGGTTAATCTTTAAGATCTGCTCCATAGAAGGAACGGGGACACTCTTATCTAAAGTCCATAATACCTTATGTTTACGAGCATAGGTATACATACGTCTAACGGGCACAATAAGA